GTATTAATTTAGTATTTTAAAAAATAATAAAAAAACTGTTTGCACTACTACTTTTTTTATGATTTAATTAAAATGTAGAAGTTAAAATAATAGATATTATACGAAGAAGTATGATAGTATTGTTAAAACTTAAAATAATCATTCTTCTTCTTCTTCTACTTGACTATTCAAAGGGTTAAAGAATAGCGGCGAGCAGCGGAGACATTGTAGTCAAGAAAGGCAATTAATCCTCTCTCTAAACCTCTCTACCTCTATTATTGGGGGGTAGGGGGGCGAGACTTAAAAGAACATTGTATATCAGAAATGCAATATATAAAAAAGAAATAATAAAGAAAAGGAGACAAAATGAAAAGAAGAAGAATGACAAGAAGAATCGACAAAAAAATATTTACACGAACAGCAGAAAAAACAAATAGCAAAAATTTACCACTTGAAATCTATAGAGGAGGAATCAGACAATGAATTTATATGCTATACACGACATAAAAAATGATAAACTTTCATATCTTTTTTATGAAGATGAAGAAACACTCAAAAGAAATTTTTTAATTTTTCTAAAAGACGAAAATAACAAAAATAATACACTATATGAATTTAGCGAAGACTACGAAATATTATTCATTGCTAATCTAAAAGATAAATTTATCTCTTATGATTTACCTTTATTAGATACTAAATTAGAAAAATTATTCAATTTACACGCTTTAAAAGGACAAAAAGATGAAAACAAATAATTTTAAACTTAAAAAAGAAATTAAAAGAGAAAAAAATTTCATAGGAGGAGAAATGCAGGAACAATTTATTGAAATTCCACCTTACACAAAAGATCCAGACAACGAAGATAAATGGTTAAACAATACAAACGAGTATATTTTAGTAAAAAAAGATCCAATAAACATACAAGAATACATAAACAGTTTTAAAGAGGAAACAGACCTCTATTCAATTCTTGAAAGAGTAGCAAAAGGCGAAACTGGATTATTAAACAAAAAACAATCTTTAAATATTAACGACATTTCAGAAATACCAAACAACATAAATGAACAAAAAGAATATTTAAACAAACTTGAAAATTTATCTAAAGAAATAGAAAAATTAAAAGCTAAAGTAAACAACGAAAATAAAGTTGAAAGCACAGAAAATAATAAAGGAGAATAAAAATGAGCAGCGAAACGTTTGTAAAAACTAAAACAAGCTTAGATATATCAAGATCGAGATTTAATCTTTCACACGGCATTAAAACAACACTAAAAAGCGGCGACATAGTTCCTTTAGATTGCATCGAGATTCTACCAGGCGACACAATAGATCTAAACGCTTTAACATTCGTGTTAAGAGGTCTTACACCAGCAGCGCCAGTCATGGACAACGCTTATATAGATATAAATTATTATTATGTACCAAATAGGATAATAGCAAAATATAATTCTAACGACGATTGGGAAGCAATCCAAGGCACAAATAAAACAGGCTATTGGGCACCAACAACAGAAAAAACAATAACAACAAGAAACGTTAAAGATCTAAGCAAAGTAGAAAGCCAATCATTAGCTGACTATTTAGGAATTCCGCAAGGATCATATAATTATAACGTAACTATAAACCCTTATCCTTTTATTGGATATCTTATGATCTATGACTATTTCTATAGAGATCAAAATACACAAGCACCAATATTATTGAATACCTCTACTTTTAACTCTATTTGGAAATACGCAGGCGCAAAAAGCACTACAGGAGCGAATACAACTTCATTAATTAAAAAATCCTGTAAACTTCATGACATTTTTACAAGTTGCCTTCCAGCACCACAAAAAGGCGACAGCGTAACATTAGGACTAGGTACAAGCGCACCAATTCAAAACAGCGAATCAGTAACACTTTTCAATGATATAGACACAGGAATATTACTTTCAACAAACAATACAACAACAGACGAATATAGCAAATTATTAATGCAACAAACATCAAGCAATAGCCTCATTAATAAAGTAACATCAATAAGCGAAACAGACAACTTTAATACAGGAAACACAAGAACAATAATCGGTACAAATTTATACGCAGATTTAAGCGAAGCAACAGCAATCACTATTAATACATTAAGAAATGCTTTTGCAATACAGAGACAATTAGAAAAAGACGCTAGAGGCGGCACGAGATACCTTGAAACAATAGCAGCAAATTTTAATGTAATTATACCAGAACTAATGATCGACCAACCAGAATACATTACGGGAAAACGAATTCCAATAAACATCACACAAGTTTTGCAAACTTCCTCAACAGTCGACGACGATACAGGCACAGCTTCACCACTAGGAAGAACAGGAGCATTTAGCAACACAGCAGGCGGAGGAGCTAAATTTATTAAGTCATTTAAAGAATGGGGATACTTGTATATCATGGCAACTATTAGACCCCAACAAAGCTACTCTCAAGGACTTCCTAAAATGTTTACACGCAAAAAAAGATTCGATTTCTATTTACCAACTTTTGCTAATATAGGCGAACAACCCATTTACACAGACGAACTTAAATTAAGCGCTACAACAGCAGATCAGAACAAAGTATTCGGATATCAGGAAGCATGGAGCCACTATCGAAACTTATACGATAGAGTAAGCGGAGAATTAAGCGCTAATAGTGGAGACGAAACATTCGCAGCTTGGACTTACACTAATAATTTTACGAGCGATCCCGTTTTAAATTCTAACTTCATGACACAAGAAAGCTCTAATATTGCACAAACATTAGTATATGAAGAAACAGAAAATCAATACTTGATAGATGTTTATGTATCTATGAAGGCCACACGAGCAATGCCAATATACTCAATTCCTGGACTTATTGATCATCATTAAACTATGGCAGAAAACATTATTAATCCAAATAATATCACAACAAGAGCCAGCGATCTAAACCAGGTAACAGGATACACTGGAGGACGGGTAAGCGAAGATAATGTACAAAATAATCAAAATTGGTCACAAAACTTCTTAGACGAATTGGGATCATTATTTGGCACAGGTACAAAAGCTTTAAAAATGGAACAAGATTTTAATTCAAGAGAAGCAGCAATACAACGGTACAGAGATTTATATTCAGACAGCACAAAATATCAAAGAGCTGTACAAGACATGATCGCAGCCGGAATAAATCCAGCAATTGCTACAGGAACAAGCGGATCAGGAATAAACGCAACATCAACAAACGCTAAAGCAGCATCGAGCACATCGACACACGGAGGATCTGGTATTACATCATTAATTGGTACTGTAATATCAGCAGCACTCTATAAAACAGCAATGGAAAATTCCGCAGAACTTAAATCGAACGCAATGAAAGAAATTTCTAAAAACGAATTAGAACAACGAACAGCAACAAACGCACGCATTAAAGCTTTAGAAGATCAATATAATTCACTAACAAAATAATGTGTACACATCCACGCGACATTTTTATTTACAGATATAAAGACGGATCTATAATTAGATCTTTTTTTAGAAACCCAAAAATAGATTTAAAAGGAATTGATAAAATAGATCACTATACTATAGGCTGTGGAAAATGTAACGAATGTATATTAAAAAAGAAAAAAGAATATATATCAGGACTTACACAAGAATATTTAACAACAAAAAAAGGACTATTCCTTACATTAACCTATCAATCAAACGAAATAATAAACTTAAATAAAAAGCATATACAGCTTTTTATAAAAAGATTTAGAAAAATCTTTAATCAAAAAATCAAGTATTTTTTAGTAGGAGAATACGGAACAAAATCATTAAGACCACATTATCACGCTATCATTTTTAATATAGACATAAAAGACTTTAAAGACATTCATTCAGTACCAGGACAAACTAACTTAAAATTTTCGTACCAATTACAAAGATTACGGAGCTTTGGCATATGCAGCATCGGGGAACTAAACGAAAAAACAATTGCATATACAGCAGGCTATACTCTTAAAAAACAAAATAATTATGACTATGAAAAAATGGGATTAGTAAAACCTTTTATTTTAAGAAGCCATGAAATAGGTAAATCATTTTTTGAAAATAATAAAAAAAACTTATTAGATAATAACGGACTTTTAATTAATGGAAAACTTCTACCAATAACAACTTACGAGAAAAGATATTTATGTGGTAAATTACTTCCTATATGTGATTATAATTACAAATCACCAGAAGAATTTAATAGTTACTCTTATGAATTAAGAGCATTAATAGGACACTACGAACGCATAAAAGAACCAGCAAAAATTTATTCAGCTTTAAAAAAACTAAATAATATAGAAGATAAAAAATTAACAAGGAGCGAAAAAATATGATTGAATTTTTAAAAAATTATATGACAGAAATATTAATGATCACTTATGCAATAATAAGTATAACAATATCAATAATTAAAATATGCATTAATAAAAAAACTTCTACAAGTCTAACAAATTACGAAAAAATAGAAGAACTAACAAAAGAAAATAAATCACAACAAGAAGAAATAATAAAAAACCTTGAAACTCTGCAAACAATTATAAACGAATTAAAAAATAAATAGCCTTTCACGCCAAGGCCGGCGTAAAAAATACATCAATATAATAAACTTAAATTAGATTATATTTTTAAAGAATTCATATTCTATAATTTTTATTCAATTTTTATATTTTGCAGTGTCATTTACGATAATATATATCAAGTAAATAATTATCGTAAATATAGCACCGCGTCTTGCCGCAGCAATTCACGCGTCTGTCTTAACAGACAGAAGCTTTATTTTTTACTCTATTTTTCAACATCAAAAAACAGAGCTAAAAAATCAAGCCTATGATTTTTATTTTATAAAAATCTAAAAATCAGTAAATTATTAGTAAATAATTAGTATATAATTAATTAATAAATTAGTATTAATTTAGTATTTTAAAAAATAATAAAAAAACTGTTTGCACTACTACTTTTTTTATGATTTAATTAAAATGTAGAAGTTAAAATAATAGATATTATACGAAGAAGTATGATAGTATTGTTAAACTTAAAATAATCATTCTTCTTCTTCTTCTACTTGACTATTCAAAGGGTTAAAGAATAGCGGCGAGCAGCGGAGACATTGTAGTCAAGAAAGCAATAATCCTCTCTCTAAACCTCTCTACCTCTATGTTTGGGGGGTAGGGGGGCGAGACTTAAAAGAGCATTGTATATCAGAAATGCAATAAATAAAAAAGAAATAATAAAGAAAAGGAGACAAAATGAAAAGAAGAAGAATGACAAGAAGAATTGACAAAAAAATATTTACAAGAACCGCAGAAAAAACTAATAGCAAAAATCTACCACTTGAAATCTATAGAGGAGGAATAAGGCAATGAATTTATATGCTATACACGACATAAAAAATGATAAACTTTCATATCTTTTTTATGAAGATGAAGAAACTCTAAAAAGAAATTTTTCAATTTTTCTAAAAGACGAAAATAATAAAAATAATACACTATATGAATTTAGCGAAGACTACGAAATATTATTCATTGCTAATCTAAAAGACAAATTTATCTCTTATGATTTACCTTTATTAGATACTAAATTAGAAAAATTATTCAATTTACACGCTTTAAAAGGAAAAAAAGACAATGAAAACAAATAATTTTAAACTTAAAAAAGAAATTAAAAGAGAAAAAAATTTCATAGGTGGAGAAATGCAAGAACAATACGTTGAAATTCCACCTTACACAAAAGATCCAGACAACGAAGATAAATGGTTAAACAAAACAAACGATTATATATTAGTACCAAAAGATCCAATAAACATACAAGAATATATAAACAGTTTTAAAGAAGAAACAGACCTCTATTCAATTCTTGAAAGAGTAGCAAAAGGCGAAACTGGATTATTAAACAAAAAACAAGCTTTAAATATTAACGACATTTCAGAAATACCAAACAACATAAATGAGCAAAAAGAATACTTAAACAAACTTGAAAATTTATCTAAAGAAATAGAAAAATTAAAAGCTAAAGTAAACAACGAAAATAAAACTGTTGAAAGCACAGAAAATAAAACTGTTGAAAGCACAGAAAATAATAAAGGAGAACAAAAATGAGCAGCGAAACTTTTGTCAAAACAAAAACAAGCTTAGATATATCAAGATCAAGATTTAATCTTTCACACGGAATTAAAACAACACTAAAAAGCGGCGACATAGTACCTTTAGATTGTATAGAAATTTTGCCAGGCGACACAATAGATCTTGACGCTTTAACATTCGTGTTAAGAGGTCTTACACCAGCCGCGCCAGTAATGGACAACGCTTATATAGATATTAATTATTATTATGTACCAAATAGAATAATAGCAAAATATAATAATAACGACGATTGGGAAGCAATTCAAGGAACAAATAAAACAGGCTATTGGGCACCAAGAACAGAAAAAACAATAACAACAAGAAACGTAAAAGATCTAAGCAAAGTAGAAAGCCAATCATTAGCAGACTACTTAGGAATTCCGCAAGGATCATATAATTATAACGTAACTATAAACCCTTATCCTTTTATTGGCTATCTTATGATCTATGATTATTTCTATAGAGATCAAAATACACAAGCACCAATATTATTAAATACCTCTACTTTTTCCTCTCTTTGGAAATACGCAGGATCGAAAAGCACAACCGGATCAAATACTACTTCGTTAATTAAAAAATCATGTAAACTTCATGACATTTTTACAAGTTGCCTTCCAGCACCACAAAAAGGCGACAGTGTCACGTTAGGTTTAGGCACAAGCGCACCAATACAAAACGGCGCATCAGTAACACTTTTCGATGATACAAAAACAGGATTATTACTTTCAACAAGCAATACAACAACAGACGAATACAGTAAATTACTATTGCAGCAAACATCAAGCAATAGCATCATTAATAAAGTAACATCAATAAGCGAAACAGACAACTTTAATACAGGAAACACAAGGACAATCATCGGTACAAATTTATACGCAGATTTAAGCGAAGCAACAGCAATCACTATTAATACATTAAGAAATGCTTTTGCAATTCAAAGACAATTAGAAAAAGACGCTAGAGGCGGCACAAGGTATCTTGAAACAATAGCAGCAAATTTTAATGTAATTATACCAGAATTGATGATCGACCAACCAGAATACATTACGGGAAAAAGAATTCCAATAAATATCACACAAGTCTTACAAACATCTTCAACAGTTGACGACGAAACAGGCACATCTTCACCACTAGGAAGAACAGGAGCATTTAGCAACACAGCAGGCGGAGGAGCTAAATTTATTAAGTCATTTAAAGAATGGGGATACTTGTATATCATGGCAACTATTAGACCCCAACAAAGCTATTCACAAGGTCTTCCTAAAATGTTTACACGCAAAAAAAGATTCGATTTCTATTTACCAACTTTTGCTAATATAGGCGAACAACCAATATACACAGACGAAATTAAATTAAGCGCTACAACAGCAAA